ACCGAAGAATCTACAGCAGAATCCACAGGAATACCAGAAGGATACGAAGACTATTATTTAGAAGATGGAACTGTAGATTATAAATCCGTAAATGAAAATTATGGAGAAACTCTAGGTCAAATATTTAAAGAAGGACAGGTAGATCCTTATAAAATAAGTGCTGAGTTTCACAAGAACAAAGGAGAGATCCCACAAGAAATGTATCAGTCCTTATTGGATGCTGGTCTATCTAAAAATTCTATTGACTCTTACCTTACTGGTAGAGCAACTGAAATGGGATATAAGAATACTTCATCTGAAGAGGTTGCAGAGAAAGAAGTTCAAAGTATTAGAGACTCCATAGGTGGAGATGAAACCTATGGCAAGATGGTTTCTTGGGCTATGGATAATCTACCTAAACCAGAGATTGATGGCTTTAATGAAGCTACCAAGACAATGACTGCACCCCAACTTAAACTAATGGTGCAAGGACTTTACACACAATACCAAAATGCTATGGGAATTGAACCAAACTTAGTAACAGGCAAACCTGCTTCTAGTGGACCTGCACCTTACAGATCTTCAGCAGAAGTGAAGAACGCTATGAATGATCCTCGTTATGGAAAGGATGTTACATATACACAGGATGTATATGCTCGTCTAGAAAAGAGTGACGTATTTGGTAAAGGCATATAAATAAAGTTAGTGTTATATTAGAATTAACTTACATCTAGATGGTAAGTCTAAATTAACAAAGTGTAGATCTAAATATCCTTGTGCCTGATGCGTCAGACAACACTTGAGAGAAAGGATTGAAACGAAGTTAGTTGCTTAATTCAAACATTAATCAAGGAGTTTTCCTATGGCTAACGCCACAGTATCTCGTCTTGGTTTGGTTAACAATACAGGAACATCTTATGATGCCCTGTTTTTAAAGGTATTTTCTGGAGAAGTTCTAACGGCTTTTGCTAGAAACAATATCTTTAACGAAGCACTTCATTCAGTTCGTACCATTTCAAGTGGTAAGTCTGCACAATTCCCTGTATTGGGAACTGCGACTGCTGCTTATCATACAGTAGGAACTCCTCTTGTAGGTGCTAACCAAATCAAGGCAAATGAAAAGATCATTACAATAGATGATCTATTAATTGCTCAAAGTTTCGTTGCAAGTATTGACGAACTTAAGAATCATTATGACGTAAGAGCTACTTACGCTGATGAATTAGGTAAGGCTTTAGCTAAGACTTATGATGAGAACGTAGCAAAACAGATTGCTAATGCTTCCAGAGCTTCTACTACTTTAAGTGGTGGTAATGGTGGTCTTGTTCTAACTCTTGCTAATGGTAATACAGCTTCAGCAAACGTAACTGGTGATGAGATAGCAGCAGCTATCTATGATATTGCACAAACATTTGACGAGAGAGACATCCCTCCAACAGATCGTTTCTGTGTATTACCACCTGCTGAGTATTACAAGCTTGCTGAGTCTGCTACAAGAACAGTAGATGTTGACTACAACCCACAGGGTAATGGTTCATTTGCTTCTGGTAGAGTACAACAAGTTGCTGGCATCCCAATTATGATGTCTAACAACGTACCTCAGACAAACAGATCAGCAGCTTCAGGAGAGAACAACGCATACAATGGTGACGATAGTAAAACTATTGGTCTTGTCTTCCACAAGTCAGCAGTTGGTACTGTTAAGCTAATGGATATGACAACTGAGATCTCTGGTTCTGACTACGGAATTATGTATCAAGGTACATTAATGGTTGCTAAGTACGCTTTAGGTCATGGAATCCTAAGACCTGAATGTGCAGCTACTATTAAATTATCTGCTTCTTAATTTCAATTTATAGGGTATCTTATTATTAGATACCCTTTTTTTTATCATGCCAGAAGGAAAAGCTTACAAGATTACTAAGAAGAAAAAGAAAAAAGGTGGAAGGGATTCACTTAAAATTAAAAAGTATTAGATCATGGCTATAGCTGCAACAACTGAACTTGAAGCAATCAACATAATGCTTGCTGCAATAGCAGAAGCTCCAATAAATAGTTTGACAGGCACACTTCCAGTAGATGCTGTTACTGCTCAATCAACTCTTGCTGAAATTAATAAGGAAGTTCAATCAGAAGGTTGGTCTTTTAATACAGAGATTGATGTAACTCTTACTAGAGATGGATCTGACCATATCAGCTTGCCAGCAAATGTCTTAAGAGTAGATGCAAATATACAACAACACCCAACCATTGATCCTATTCAACGTGGATTAAAACTATATGACAGACAAAACAATAAGTATGAATTTGATGAAGACTTAATTTGTACTGTTGTTTACTTTAGAGATTTTGATGAGATAACAGAACAGGCAAGAAGATATATTAATATCAAAGCTGCAAGAGTATTTGTTGATAGGTTAGTTGGAGATGAAGGACTAAGAACATATACAGAACAAGATGAAACTAGAGCAAGAACTATATTGACGGAGACAGATTACGCTAATGCAGATCACAACTTATTAAGAGGAGATCCTTCTCTTACCAGTATCTTTGATACTTACAATCCTTCTAGTGCTTTAATTAGATAACCATGCCTGTTATATCAAGAGCTATTCCTACATTACTAAGAGGAATATCACAGTCTTCTGATGCTTTAAAGCAACCAGATCATGCTGATATACAAGACAATGCTGATAGCAACCCTGTTCTTGGTCTAACAAAACGAAGTGGTTTGCAATATGTAACTTCTTTATCATCTTCAACTCTTGGCAACGTACATATACAAACCATAAATAGAGATGCAAGCGAAAGATATGTAGCCATATTTAGTAATGGCAATGTAAAAGTTTATGATATAGATGGAACAGAGAAGACTGTTAACAAACCAGATGGTACTAGCTACCTAAATACTTCTAATCCTAGAAGTGTAATGAAGACAGTTACGATTGCTGATTATACCTTTGTTGTTAATACCAGTATCTCAGCAGCTATGGATTCAACTCTTAGCGGTGGTACTGGTACGAAAGCAATTATATTTATTAACCAAGCAACAGCAAATACGACCTATTCTGTAACGATAGACGGGGTAACAGTTACAGATAACACTTCTGGCGATGGAACTCTTAGTACAGATACAGTTGCAGCAGATTTAAAAACAGGTCTTGATGCTGGTTTAACTGGTTTTACTATTGCACGAAATGGTCCTGTTCTCTATGTAAAGAAGAATGATAATTCTAATTTTTCTATAGATGGTAGTGACACTCAAGGTGATACCAAGATGACAATAGTAAAAAATTCAGTACAAAGATTTACTGATCTTCCAACTGTTGCACCTAATGGTTATGTTGTAGAAATTAAAGGAGATGAGAATACTGACTTTGATAACTATTACGTTAAGTTCGTTACTAACAATGGTGGTACTTTTGAAGAAGGGCAATGGGAAGAAACTGTAGAAGCTGGCATACCTTTTAAGTTTGATTACGCAACAATGCCACACGTTCTTGTACGTCAAGCAGATGGTAATTTCAGATTTGCAAAGGTAGATGGAGATACATATACCATAAGTAGTACAGATTATACTCTTCCTAAATGGGGAGAAAGAGTTGTAGGTGACGTTGTATCAGCACCAGATCCTTCTTTCATTGGCAGTAAAATTAACAATGTATTCTTCTTTAGAAATAGACTTGGATTTCTTGCAGGTGATAACGTAATCCTTTCAAGAGTGTCAGAGTTTTTTAACTTCTTTCCTGAAACTGTTGTAACTGTTTTAGATAATGAACCTATAGATGTAGCTGCATCCCATACGAAAGTTGCGATATTAAAAAATGCAGTAACGATGGGAGAAAAACTTATATTATTCTCTGAACAAACGCAGTTTGTATTAGCCAGTTCAGCAGATAACCTTACACCTAAAACAGCTAACGTAATAGTTGCGACTGAATTTGAAAGTAGTGCAGCAGCACAGCCTGTAGGTTCTGGTAGTTCTATCTATTTCCTAACTGAAAAGGGATCTTTTGCTGGTATAAGAGAATATATTATTCAAGGTGAATCCCAAGTAAGAGATGCTGCAAATGTCACTATTCATGTACCAAGACTGATACCAAGTAATGTCTTTAAGATGGCAGTATCTACTAACCAAGATATTCTTATTGTCTTAGGTTCAGACAATCCTAATAAACTATATGTATATAGATGGTTATATGGATCAGATGGAAATAAAGCTTTAAGCAGTTGGTTTACTTATACTATTAATTCCAATAGATCTATTTTAAATGTTGACTTTATTGGTACAGATTTGTTTGCTGTTATCGAAGAAGCTAACAAAGTAACTTTAGAAAAGATACCATTTGAATCTGAGTTTAGAGAAACCAATGCAACCTTTGAATATCACCTTGATCATAAAGTAACTGAAGCAACTACAGGAGTATCAGTATCTTATAGCTCTGGTACAGGTCTATCTACTTTTACAGTTCCATATAGATTAAGAGCAAGCATGAATATTGTTGGTAGATATTTAGGTGATGGAGAAACAAGTACTTTTGTAGATCCTCAAGGTAATACAAAAACTCTTACAGCAGGGCAGGTTATCTCAACATCTAATACTACTAATGGTTCGACATCTACTATCACAGCTACAGGAGATTATAGGAATAGTAAGTTTATTATTGGTGAACCTTATGAAATGCACTATAGATTTAGTAAACAAAGACTAACAGAACAAGGTGCTGGTACTCCTGAATATGTAGGAGCAAGGTTACAGCTACATCATTTTTATATTAAATACGAAGATGCTGGATTTTTTAAAGTAGAAGTGACACCTCAAAATAGAGATACAAGTACACATAAATTTACTGGTCGTTTGCTTGGTTCTGCGTCTGCTGCTATTGGACAAATCAACCTAGATACAGGTACATTTAAAGTACCTATAATGAGCAAATCAGACAGAGTGGATATAGACGTCAAGAACAATACATTCCTTCCTACACGTTTAGCTAGTGCAGAATATGAAGGTACGTTCCATTCAAGGAGTAGAAGAATATAGTGGTATATCTAAGAAGATCAAGACTAACAGATTTTAAATTTGTAGTAGAAAATATGAGACTTATGGATAAGATTGAAGCCCTTTATCAATCGGGCTTAAGTCCAGAAGATGCTCTTAGTTATACTTATTTAGGTAGTGAAATTAATATGGCAATAGCAAATGATAATGATGACGCTGTAGGACTATGTGGAGTACAAGAAGATGGTTGTATATGGATGGTTGCTACAGATGAATTGTTTGATAATAAAAAATCTAGATTACAGTTAACAAGACAAGGTAGAAAATGGGTTGATAATCTACTTGGGTCTTATAAAATACTTTATAATTATGTATATGCAGAAAATACTTCTGCTATAAAATGGTTAAGAACTCTCGGATTTACTTTTATAAAGTTACATGAAAGTTATGGTCATCAAAACAAACCTTTTTACGAATTTCTGAGGATTACCTAGATGTGTATTGGTGCTGCTTTAGGATTACCAACTGCTGCTGGCACAGGCTTTCTAGGCCTTTCTGCGGCCACAGCATTTAATATAGGTTTAGGTCTTACTGCTGCCAATGCTTTCATGGGTAGGGCTGCTGCTAAAAGTGCAGCCGATCAGACATATGCAACAGCTTTACAAGCTTTCCGATCAGCAGAAGATAATAAAAGACAAAGAAAATTAGCTCTGTCTGAAGGTTTCGCTGAAAAGAAAAAGTTTGCATGGATGGATAAATTTGCAAAGACTATTGATGCTATAAGAGCTAGAAGCTCTATAGTGGCATCAGAGCAAGCAGGTGCGAATTTGGAATTGTTATTAATGGATGAAGAAAGACAGGCTGCTAATTATAGAGAAGCAGTAGATCAAAGTATAGAATCAATGGGAAGGCAATATTATTTCAATATGCAAGCAGAAGACGCATCATTCTTGAGTACACAAAATAGATTACAAAGTAATATAAATCAAGCTTATAATGCGATCCCAACTCTAGGTCAGACTTTATTAGATATTGGAGTTCAAGGTGTTGGTATGTACTTGGCTGCATCTCTACCTGCTGGTGGAGGTGGTGGTGTAACTGATAGTACTAAAGCTGTCTCAAAAGCTTCACAAGCTAGTCAACGAGTTCAAAAGGCATACAACTTGAACTTGAACATCTAAAGTAATCATGGTTTTAAAAGTCAACACTACAAACTTTCAAAGTACAGCAGGGAAAAGTTATAGGGAACCTGTAAATACTTACGTTACTCCTGTAGAAGTTCAACCTAGAACTGGAATAATGGATTTGGCTCAGAGCTTGGCTACTGTTAATCCTGTAATACAAACATATTTAAGTAATGTAATTGAACAAGAAAAACAAAGAGGGATATTAGAAGGACAGAATAAGATCTTAAGTTCCACTCCTGAAGATATAAATAAAATAAAAAAAGAATTAGAGACTAAAGGTGGTAAAAGATTTGCTAGGAATTTTATTGGTGGCAATATGTACACTCAATATGGAATAGAAAAACAAATAGCAATAAATCTTGGTAACGCATCTAAAGCAAAAACTAAAAAGTTCTTTGATGAATATGTTGTTCAGTTTGAAACTAAAGATGGTGTAGTTCCTATGTCATTGAGTCAGTTTGATATTAACTCAAAAGAATTTAAACAAGCTTTGTCTGATTTTAACGAAACTCAATTACTAGATACAAAAGGTATTAGACCAAACATATTAAATGAACATTTTTTCCCAAATCAGAATATAGCCTTACAAGAAGTTTATGCAAAGCATCAAGAAAAAAGAGCAGATGCAAAAATTGAGATATTTGAAAATAGTTTTAGTGATTCTATACTGATAAATTTTAGAAGTATTAATGAAGATAATGACGATATAAATGACAGATCTAATAAATTAAAGATTATTGAAGACAGTATGCAAGATCTAGTTAACAGAGGTTTACCAGAAAGCGTATCAGCTAAGAAAATTGTTGAATATACAAAAAGAAATATCAACAGTATTATAAGTGATTTTGAAGAGGGTGAAATGGATTGGATTGAAGCTCAAGCTGAAATATATGATTTGATTGATTTCGTTAAAGAATTAAAAGTAGGGCCAAGAAATTTTAATAAGAAAGGAGAATTAATACAAAGTACTTTAGGTGATTTCACCGATAAAGATGGAAGCTTTAATGAAGTACTGAAAGATGCCTATAAGATTATAAATGATAAAAGAGAAGAAGAAGTTAAACTTGCAGATTTCTCAGAACAAAAAGATATAGATACTAGACTTTCTCAACTTGATTACAATAAACTAGATATTAATACTATTAAAAATAATGCAAACATAATAAGTAATTTAACGATAGACTATCCAGATCAAATTGAATTTATAAAAGAAAAATATGCAGATTTAAATTACAACGTAGATGCTTGGTTTTTAAATTTCCATAAAAGATATAACAATGGTGAATTTAAAGATAAACGGCAAGCAAGAACAACTTTATATGGTTTTATGGAATCACTAGGTCCATCAGCAACAAAGGAAGATCTAGCCAGTTTCAACAGATTGATGACTTATGTTGATAAAGAAAGCAATAAAGGTTTATTTGAATCAAGACCTGAACTTAAAAGACTTATAAAATTTGGAGACAAAACCTTAAGCCAAAGAGGATTGTTTACTATGGAAGTTAAAGGTCAATATGTTCAACAAAAGTATGATCTAGACGAACATTTTAGAAAAGAACTAGACAAGTGGAGTATAGGAACATATAAAAGTGATACAGAAAAAGAAGAGAAATATCAGAAATTACTTACGGAGTACAGATTAGATTTGAGAAATATCAAATCAGGTAAATATGAATTTAAGAATCCAGACAACAAAATATTTGATCTAACTTCTTATGAAGGAGAAGACACAGCCGAATCAATTATAGACAATCTGGAGTTTGGTGCTTTTTCAGAAGGTGGTAATACAACAGTTGACGTAAGTTCTGGTGACACTTTATCTGGTATTGCAAATGATTTAGATACTTCTGTTGAAGCTATTAAAAAAGCAAACGGACTAACAACAGATCAAATTCAAATAGGTGATGTTTTGGTAATTCCAGAAGGCATTACTGATCCAAACAAAGTAGATGCTCCTAAGTTTGATGTAAATAAATTAATTACAGAAAAAGATCACCCATTTAATCCTGTTAGAGAAAAACATAATTTCCAAGTTATTTATAATATTGCCAAAGAAATAGGTATTAAATATCCCGAACTTGTAGCTGCAC